GTTCCAATCCAAGACCACGTGTTCGTAAGACTTCTGCCAATCGTGGTAGTCGTCAGGTTCGATGTCCTGATAGGGGGCTTGTTGATAGGTGTGGTCACTGAACGGAAGGAACGACACACCCGATGAAACATCGAAGTTATCATAGACCCACGCCCCGACTTCCATCCACTCGTGTTCCTTTACGGACACGGTGATTGATGGTTTGTGTTCGCACCAGTAGTTCGCATAGAGTTTCCACAACTCTAGCTGTTCGATAGCAGTCCTGTCATCACGAAGAACGGCGTTGTCCGGACTCTTCATCGCGAACGAGAATACCGTTGTTGCATCCGGCTTCATCACATCCCGTTCGTTGTGGACACCCTCGTTAATAAGGAACTGGGTTAACGGGTCTTTGTTGTCACCGCGAACTGTACGGATGTAGTAGTCGTTGTGCCTAGCGTGAATCCCACTTGCACTGTCTACCAGTTGTGATACAGTACCCGACGGCTTTACACAAGTGATTGCACTGCTCTGTGGGATTCCAAGCGTCTGGGCAATATCCAAGTTTGTGTCGATGGCTACCTGTTTCATCTCTGTTAGCCACGTGCGACTGTCTGTCATTCCGGCTAGAACGTTGTGGTCCATGATACCAGTCAAGGACACGCCCAACAAGCGTTCTTCTTCTGTGTTGTCTTTCCATATCTTCCTCAAGTATTTGAAATCGGTCAAGGTTGATTGCAACGTACCCAAGATGGTTGCGAGGCGAACCTTCCGCTTCAGGTCATTCAGGGTATCGTGTGAGCGAACTACAACCTCTGACAGGTTGCAGAACTGGTAGGGACGAAGAATGATTTCGGAGCAGGGGTTCGTACCCCAAGCGTGTCCTGTTTCCCGACGCCCGTTACGAGCAACTTGCTTGTCTGCCGCTTCACGATTGAACATGCCTCGCTCACCAGACTTGCTGTCGTAAAGGGACACCCACTCACGCATGAAGGTTCCGATTTCAGGCTTGGACTTGTAGGCAACAGAGTTGTTCGCCAACGCACGTTGCCCCTCATTCTCCCACCACATACCTGCTTTGGCGTGTGCCATCTGGTCATCGTTAAGGTTCGACAAGGATATCAAGGCAGAGCGGCGAACCCCACCTACGACGACAACCTCACCAACCTTACACATCAAGTCGTGGGCTTCGATAGGATAGAGGCGACGTCCTGCCGCCTTCTTGAACATCCCAACAGCAAAGTTGAACAGGTCAACCAATGGTTGTGGTCCGGATGCCCGTCCACCCATAGTCTTCAGCCGCGAACCTGCAGGGCGAATCCCACTGACATCCCACGAAGGTATCGTACCTGCGTAGAGAAGTGCAACCAGTTCGCGAAATGCTTTCGCCCACCCAATCTTGCTATCGGCAACATTGATAACAATATCTGACTTGCTGAAGTTCTCACTGATGATAGGCAACTTATCGACGTTCTCACGCTCAACACTAAAACCTACCCCTGTGCCACACATCAAAATATACATGGCCTCATCGAACGAACGAGGGCTGTCTACGGGGATGTACGAACAGTTGTACCCACAGATATTATCCCGTGCTAAAGCCGCCCCTGCGGTCATCATAGCCCTCATAGAAGGCATGACATCTAGGTTGATAATAGCCTGTGTGAGTTCGCGGCGTAACTGGTCAGGCATCTCGTACGCATTCTTTTCACGAACGTGATTGACCATGTAGTCAACATAGCGTTCGACAGTCTCGTGCCAGTCTTCACGGCGAGACTCCTCATCTAGCCAACGAGCGTAGCGTGACTTGTGAATGAATTGTTGGTAGGGGGTTGGTAGTGAATTACTCATCTTCATTTCCTTCCGTTTCTTGTTTTGGATAATATACGTCGACTATTGAATTACAGGTGGGGCAACTTAGGTTTGTGACCATGATATAGTATTCTTCATCTTCTAAATCGTGGTCACCTCCCCATATTAATTCCGTGTTACAATGCCAGCAGTTCATCACTCCACCTCTTCAATAAGTCGTTCGAGATAAAACTTGGCTTTGTTTAGGTCTTCCACACCGTTCTTGTAGCGGTAACGCCACAGATACTTGATGATGTTTCCTTGAAGGTAAAACTCGTAACCTTCGTTGGTTGCGGCACGGATAGCATCTAGACATTCAATACCCGCCTGATTGTAGTGAGGGGGCTTGTTTACCATGTCTACGTTGCCGTAGATTTCCTTGTTCTGCTGTTCGATTTCTTCGATGATACGTCTGTAATCAGTCATCAGTGTTTCTTTCCAAAGTCAACTTTAATAATGTTATCGCCTAAATTCGAACCTTCTATCTTAAACATTTCAGATTCTGTGTCAAGAGAAGAAATACGAGCCATCCCCGCTTCCAATACCTGTTCTAGGTCAGACTCCATAATCTCAAGGATGCCGTACGCCATGACTTGTGCAGCCGACACGGTGTTAGATTCGGGGTCGAAGTCAGTCGTATCGTATATTGACATCGATACGTTCTCGTCATCTATCTCATTCAGTATCAAGTAGCATCTGTCCGGAAGAAGCGAACTCCGTTCCATCATACTGTTCAACTCTGCCATCTTCGTTAGGAAATCATCTTCATCGCTCATTTCAGCCACTCCTCTGGTATGCTTCGCTCTGACCATTCGAAGCCGTGGCGGGTAGCCCAGTCTCCGTAGGTTGTCTTACTGCCTTTGTAAATCTTATTTCGCGCATTGAGAAACACGAACCGGATATCTAAGTGAGGGTTCTGTTCCTTTACAAGAACCATCTTAACTCGGTCACCTTTATCCAAATGTCCCTTGGCTTCTATGTAGATGTCTTTGTGAGGAAGGTAGAAGTCGGGAGTGTATGTTCGCGGCTTGGGAATGAACACAATCTTCTCTGATTCGTATTCGAACTTGATGCCACGGTCTGCCAGAGACTTGGCAACACTGATTTCGAACTTCGAACGAAAACGTATGCTTCTATTCACCCGTTCGGAAGAAACATTTCTTTTAGATTTTCCAGCCTTTTTGACAGATACATTCCTACTTTTGGGGAGCGTTTTTCTAGTGACGTGATTTCGCTCGATAGAACTGTCGTTGGTAGGCATATGATATCTCCCATTCTCAAGGTGTGGGTTATGGTTTGAAACTGATTTTCTATAACAGGGATATCCCTAGCTTCCGTGTCTGCCGTGAGATACCCGTCGTCTGCAAAATGGTTTCGTAGCGTCAATGGCAGGGATGTTTCTAGGTTGCGAACCTTAACAGTATCCCTGCCACCACCTGTTCCCAAGTGTGACTCCATATACACAAACTTAATATGGGGGTTCATGTCCATGAGTTCTAAAGGGTAACGAGTTGTGTAGATGAGCGGCATATCACAGTTCCGTCTTCACAAGCTTCGTGTACCAAGTAGAGGGCTTGAACTTAGCGCGAGAAGTTACCTTCGGATGAAACACAGCACCCTTCCAACACTTCTCCTTGAATGAGCAGAATGAACAGGTCTTCGGCATAAGCTTGTTCCCTGTCTCGATGCGAACACCTTTCTCCGTGTACGCCTCGTCTGCGGCTTCGAACGGCACTTTGAACTTGCCGTCGTTGATAAGATGCTTAACTCGCTTCTCTGCATCCGAAAGATAGGCTTTCCTGTCCTCTTCTTGTTCGCGAGGTGCAGGAACAAAGTCCCATTCTCCTGATGACTTATTGATGGCTATCCATCCGCCGAAGGGCTTGCCCTGCGACTCAGAATAGAGATACCCCTGCATGATATATCCGAACGCATCATCTTCTTTGATGACTTCGTATCCACCACGCCCTGAGAACTTATTCTCATAAGACCACGGGCTTGCAGATTTGATATCCCAAACCTTCTCACCTTCCTCATCTTCGAGGACGATGTCTAAGGTTCCGTTGATGGTTTCACCTGCGAGTTCGAGGCTACACTGTTCCTGTTCCTTGACGACGCGAACACCCGCTCCCTTCAGGGTGAAGACAGCGATGGCTTCGACGAGGTCACCGATAAGGAAACGCATCACATCGTTATATGCTACGTCTTGGACGTTACCTGCCTTCTCCAACTGTTGTTGGCATAGAGGGCGTCCGAGACCTGACATACGAATGCGATAACCGCCTCGACGACTGAGTTGTTTGCGTAAGGCATTCTTGCAATCCTCTCCGAACTTTTCTATGAGAGGTTCGAGTCGGGAGGAGTCAAGCTCCCCCCGCCCTGCTTTTTGCAAGAAGTCTTGTACTTCTAAGAGTTGAAGCATGACTACCCAGCCAGTCTTTCGGCGAGGTCTACATCTTCATCGTCCATCAGCATTTTGGCAGAGGTGCGGTACTGTTCCATCACCCCTTCATTGTAGGTGTTGACCATTTCCAAGAAATACTTCAAGAGGTCTTTGTCTTCCTGTGTGACCGACACTTCCTTTACGAGAGATAGCTTCGGTGTCCAGAAGATGACGCCACCATTCTTGTGCTTCTCAGTTGTCATCTCGATTATTGCCTTCTGCATGAGGATTTTCTTATCCGTCAGCTTCTGCTTGATGAAGTCACTGACAGGGCGGAAACCCGAACGCTTAAAGTAGCCAACGAATGGCATGTTCGTAACAGAGGTTTCTGTTCCGTCTGCAAGAGTTCCCGTTGCCGTGATGACACCGTAAAGAACCTGATTGCAGGTCACTGACTGACTCAAGAGAACACGAGGGTCATCCCCTGCAAGTTCGCTTTCTTCCTTTTTGGACAGGCGACCGCACTTGTTGCCACCTTCCGTATCAGGAAATTTGTCGAAGATAGACGTGCGCTGAACAGACCTGCACGAAAACTTCTGAGTCTCTTGGTCCCAGATAGACCACTCGAAAGTACGATACAAGGCACGAATCTGTACAGTCTCTGCATACATGACAGCAGAGCCGTTCCAGATTTTCCAGACGCCCTTCTTCAGAGGCAGACCATCATCGGTTTCCTCTGAGTAGTTGATAGTCAAACGTGGAAGACCTCCACTGTTCGAACTGCTTGCACCATCGTCCTGACCACTAGCCTTCATCAAGGCATCGAGGTCATCACCTTCGAGGGCTGCAAGGATGTTATTGTGTTCTTCATTTACATTTACAAGTTCTGTACCCATATCAATCTCCATAGTTGGGTAGTTGCGGTAAAGGTATTATACAACCAAAACCTCTTCGAGGTCAAGCCAGTTTTTTCCCATTTTTAATTCGATACCCACTGGCATGTTGTAACGTACATTGTATCGACTTTCTGTCTCTTCAGGAATAGATAACATACTCAGGGACATCGCGTCAATACACTGTTGTTCTTCGCCCGGAAAAACATCCATGACGATAGAATCGTGAACCGTGTTGCATATGACAGATTTCAAGCCTAGTTCGCGAACCTTTCTGTAGAGGCTGACAAGAGCGATAGGCAAGAGGTCAGCCGTGGCAAATCCTTGAACGGGATAGTTGCATATGGCAGTTCGATTAGTTGCCGTACCCCACTCAGTCCACCGCGTTCCCGGAAAAGCATATTGCCGCCCAGACGGTAAGGTGATGTATCCTTTGGTTACGGCATCTTTCTGAAGCTTGTCGTGCCACTCCGTCACGCCACTGTACTTAGTCTTGAACGCACGATAGTATCTCTGTTGGTCTTCAGTGCCGCTCACGCCGCCGTAGAGAGGCTTGAAGGTATGTGCCTTGGCTTCCTGCCTAGTACAGCCTATAACGCTTGCTGTGTAGCTGTGTACGTCCGTTCCTGCTTCGACATCCAAGGTGATGCCCTCATCCTCTGCAAGAAACCCTGCAACCCTAAACTCCAACTGCGAGTAGTCCCCTTCAAGAATCGAACCCCCCTCAAACCTGCTTTCAACAGCCCTGCGAATGATGAACGTCGAACCCCGTGGCATGTTCTGGAAGTTCGGGTTGCGAGATGACAAACGTCCTGTCGCAGTCACACACTGCATATACTCTGTGTGGATGAAACCGTTCGCGTCCATGTTCGTTTCCATGCCCTCGACAAAGGAACGTAAGTATGTTCGAACAGCACTATATCTGATGTATGCCTCTGCGAACTCACGAGCATCACCCCGAAGCGACGTGAACATACTTTCCAACGTTTCCTTGTCGGTCTTGAATCCGGCGGCGGCAACATCGTAAGGGTCACGAGGGATGAGTTTGAATCCGGCAATCTCCCCCGTCGATTCATAATGGACACCTGTTCCCCCGCAGTTACGGCAGATGCGAACTGCCTTACCTAGAGACCCATCCTTCTTCAATGGGGAATACCTACCTTTGCCGCGACAAGGCTCACACTGACTACCTCTAGTTTTGTAGATGAGGTTGGTTTGGTTGAGGACAGCACGTTTGAAGTCTGCCTTCTTCATGCGAACCCGCTTCTTCGGCTTGCGTGTCGCACCGCGAACCTCGTGACCAAGATTGAAGGTAGCCGCCCAAACCTTCTTGTCCTTGACCTCACAAGAATAGAACAGCTTAGAACGGTCATCCGGACTGTCGAGGTTGACAGGGGTATCCCCCATCGCGT